TGTGGAAAAGGGCCTACGAAAAAACGGACTTTCGGACCATGCTGGGCCTTGCCCGGCTTAGCCTTAGTTCCCTTAGATCGATTGCACTTCACACAAGCTGCCGTCAAATTGGCCTCATCATCTGTACCACCATGAGCGACTGGGATGATGTGATCCACCTCTTTAGCGTCTTGCCCACAATAGCTACATACCCAACCATCTCGGCTAAGTATCTCTAACCTAATGCGCTTCCAAGTGGCGTTATTAGTACGCTGGCCCATGATGCTCCTTATTGCTGCAACTCATACACTCATCTAACAATCTTACGGATAGTTCAACGGCTCTCTCTCGTAATCCGTTTAGGTCTATGGCCACGTCTCTAAGCTGACCCGCCATTAGTTCCCATCCAATGATTGCGTCGTCTTGTTTGGCTACTACATCGGCTAATCGTCTAATGATGTCTAAGCCCGTTTCGGTAGTGCTTACAAGCTCATCGATCATCCCGTCTCTTAGTGCTATTTCGATGTCTTTGATTGTTTCGTCCATTTGCTTTACTCCTGACCTGATTGGCTTGTGGGCAGGGAATGGCCTAGATAGGTCCACTCCTGACCGTCATGAATGCGGTTTTGGTTATGGGGCATTTCTGCCAGTAACGCCATACGTCTAAGCTCTTTGATGGTTCGCCGTTGGGTTACTCGTTTCAACGGTAGATCTAAGACTCGCCCTGTAATTGTGTGATTTAGGCTTGTTGCATGGTCTAATCTCCATGCCGACGGTACGCCCTCGAACGGCGGTTTATCCGGTTGATTAGTCGGACTTGAGTTATACTGCTCAATGAGTAGATGATTACTTGGGACTGTAACACAGTCTCGGCGACACGTCATAGTGTGGGGAAGCCTGTGGCGTGTCGCTTTCATTTTGTACCCAAATCTAAACGCCAATGGCTAGAGCGATGCCCGCCTTGCGCTGCTATCGGTTCAATGTAGGCCAAGTTATTGAACGGGATGTCTTTGAGGTGTATAAATCTCCAACCTAATCCCTCGTACATCATGACCATAATGACCCAATCCTTACGACGCTCTAAGACGCCCTCGTAATACTGAACGTTGAGGATTGGATAATCTGCCGTTATGCACTTGACGTCGTATTTGACGCCTCGATGTTCAAAGTCTGCCGCGCCTACTTCATCGTCCCCAATACCGAACGGATCTAGGCCCATGACCAAACGAGCTGCAACCTCGGCGGCTGCTCCTCTTGTGTGTTGGATCCGGGCTTTAGTTTTGTTAGTCATGCCCTCGATGCCGGTGCGCTGATTATTGTTAAAGCGTCGATCGGCTTCATGTCTAATCGCCTGCTCGTATTCGGTAACGTCAATTATTGATCTCGGAGCGAGCTGCATCGATATCCTCTTTCCATGTCCCATAAGCTGCGTCGTTAAGCATGGCTATTAGTTCGGCTCGTACCTTTAAGACGGTGGAGTTTTGAGCTAATGTAACCCTCATCCAAGCGTCGAGACTCATAAGAGCTTGGGTGTAACCGGCGTCGAACGCTCGTTCGTTATTCATCATGACCCCCGCGTGGGATGTCTAATGCCCACGGATCGGCCATAGGCATCGTTTTAAGGTGTTCGATTAGTTGCTTGGCCTGATCAATGTTAAGAGTTCCCTTAATGCTCTTAGATGCTTTCCATTCCTCAATGAGATGGATTTGGCCATTTGCAAGCTTCAAGATGAAGTCGCTTTGTTTTTTCGTCATTTGTGGAATCGGGAACGGTTGCCCATTCATGGGCTTAACGACTTTAGGCTCGTAATCTGGCGAAATGTCGCCTTGTCGAGCTTGTGCCGCGCTGACCTCTTGTTTAGTCGCCATAGACTTGCCGAGGCCGATGCCTGCGGATCCGATGGCTCTGCCGATTGCGCTTGTTTCCAAGTTGGCCAATTCGCTCCCGCGTGTGAAAGCGGTTTTGCCTTGTGCTAACTCCGAGCAGGTTCCCACGAACGGACGCGGATCCTCTGCCGTTCGGTAAGCCCGAGCGATGCCCCAAATATAATCCGGGTTGCCGTCCATGACTCCCATAAACTCAAACTGGATCGACCCATCTGGAAACTTGTCATAAAACAATTCGATCCGAGTCTTGACATCGACATAATCGGCAAGGTCGTAGCTCATACTTTCCACCCATCGCGGGCCATTTGCTGCTCGATATTGTCTTTGTGATGCGCCCAACGCCAATAATCGATCGACTCTTGTTTGCGCTTTTGTTGCTGGTGTGCGATCTCAATCTTGACGCCTAGCATTATGCCGCCGACCATCGAAACGATCATAAGCAACAAAGTAAATCCGTTGAAATACATTTGGGGGTCCTGTCCCTTAGTAGTTATTTGATCTTTTTTTTGCCCTGAATTTCGGACGCCTTATATCTTTTGACGGTTCCGATTTTGACGGGCTGGACGGCCCCGGACTTTTCAAGTCTCCAAAGTGTTTGACGATGGATTTTGAGATAAGCGAGTACCTCTTTGCTCGATAGTAAGTTTTCGTCCATGTCTGCCATGTTACTCCTTGTTACCGACAAAATGTCAATTAACCCTTATTTTGAGGCGTGTCGTGCTTATCGATGTGATCGTTAACGAGCTCTTTTATCTCGTTGATTGTCTTAATAGCATCGGGTAACGATAGTCCGCCATTACCCTCGGGGCTTATTGGGTAGGTTGCCGCGTCGATGTAAAGTTTGATCGGTGTCAGGACTAGCCATTTGACGCCAAGAGCTAACGCCGTCCCAATGGCTACACAAGCTCCCGCGATTTGCCCGATCAAGATAATGTTCATGCGTTGGCCTTGATCTGCCGGCCGTCCAAAATAATTGGTTTTGAGCCGTTATGCCAAACCCAAAACCCGACGGGCATTGACTTTGTGACCGTAAAATAGTGCATCCAATGATTATGTAATGTCTGGGATGTCCATCCGTAAGTGTTTTTATCATCGTGTCCAGTTTCGTCCGCTTTAGGTGTCTCTGGGTAACGCACAAAACGGCCCCGCAAGATGTTAGGGCATCCCACCGATGGAAACTCGACGCGCAAAATTACGGCCCAAGTATAAATACCGTCCGCCGGGACCTTAAACTTTGTCGCCTTATCAAAACGAACGTAGGTCCACTCTTTTGGCTTGATTAGTTGCTTGTCGGCTCCGGAGTCAGTTTTGTGCAGGATGCTAGGCATCGAGCTGATCGCTTGGGGGCTGGTAGTTAGGGCTTAATCCGCCCATAAGGCCAGCTACTAGCGCGCCTAAGACTGCTCGATAATCGAGACTAAACTCTGTCGCCTGCCAAGCGGCACAAAACGCGATTAGAGCGTAAGTCGTTGCCTTAGATAATTTCATCCGCTTTAGCCTCTACTGGGACCGAGGCGGCCTTTTTAGCCGGTTTAGGGGCATCGGTTGGCTCTGGCTCGCCTGTAATCAACGGCATTGGATTAACTGCGTCGACATTGTAGCGATAAGGAGCTTTACGAGCTTCAAGATGTAGATGAGGACCCATCGCATTACCCGATGCTCCCGAGAGTCCAATCAAATCGCCCTCGGCGACCTTTTTATCGCGTAGGCCTTTGATGTTGATTGATGATAAATGCGCGTAAATTACTCGATGGCTGCCATGCTGGATAATTACCTGCAACCCATATGCCCCGCCCCAGCCGCCGCCGCGTCCGGCATATACTACCTTGCCCTCGTCGATTGCTTTGATTTCGGTGCCGCGAGCTGCACGAAAATCGATACCGGTGTGCCTACCTGCTCGCCATAATTTGCCTTTTTGATCCCATTTGCAAGTGACAAACGGTTCATCTACTGGGTAACTCATAGGGCATCGATTTCCTCTTGGGTTAGACCTAAAGCTGATAATTTGGCCAACGCGTTTTCACGCGCTGCGACTTTTGCATCCGCTTCGGCTTGTCTTGCTAAAGATTCGGCCTTTTGTTTTTCGATTTCAATCAACTCGTCCTCATTTAATGGTCGAATAGTTTCCTCGCCAGTTTCGGCATTGACTTGTAATAGGTTTAATGTTTCAGTCATTAGGAGTTCCTTAGTCCGTAGATGCGTACCGTTCCAGTTAAATTGGCAGTTGCAAAAATTTGAATTCCGTCAAAACTGCCGGTCACAACGTGACCCCCGTTGTTAGTTGACCCAATTGCCGAACCACCATTATATCGAACGTGATTTCCAAACCATCCGGCGCGGCGAGTTGCAACTTGTGGAGCTGTAATAGTTGCTATGGCTGCGGTAGATTGCTCTCCATTTATACAATAAGCCCAGTTCCAACCCGTAGCGGTTGCCCCTGAAATTGCAGTCCATCCAACGCCGGAACCTTGATACCAGCCGTACCATTGATGAAAATTAGTATTTGTACTTCCGCCGGAGCGTAACTTAGTTAAAACTTCCGTATCGCCGGCGGACGTGCAATTTAACACGATCATATAATTTTCGTATGTGCTAGTAAATACGTTGTCGATGTTTGTCGTAGCTGCGGCGGTAATTGTCGTCGTACTTACTAAAGTCATACCACCACTACCAAGACCAAAAACAGTTGCGTCGATAGCATCGCCAAGAGCTTCAATTGCAACGGCTCCATCCTTAACAAGATCTGTCGAGGTGGGAACTGGCCACCCATAATTCGGTGTTACTGTTGCCATGCTATAAATCACTCCATTTCGTAGTTGGATTATACCCTGCCCAAGTCACTAAAGGAGCGATTTGGAGCCATAGTTGATGCGGGTAAGTTTCTGTTTGGGCCGAGCATATTAGATCGATGTATGCTTCGTACCTTGTTAGTCGCCAAGAGTATCCCTCTAGATACCCCTCGAAAACGGTCCCAAATACTGCCGGCAAGTCCGAGGTCGTAATAGCCGTACCGTTTTCAGCTTCGATCAATGCGTCCCGAGTTGCGTCGGATACGTTCGGATTATGCAGGGCAACGGTCAAAGACTCCGGATAGACACGCGGGTAAGCTCTTGACTCTAAAAAGTCGTTGGCTTGGGCTTGGGCGTCGGTTCCCTTTTCAAGTGTCGTAGCTCTTGAGCCGGATAACTCGCCATAAGACTCGACGGATACTTCGTCCCGGGCATACTTTTCCTGATCGTTTTTGTAGGTAATGGTTACATCGTTAACGATTTCCGACCATTGGGCGGCGGTTCGTAATCCCTCGGTTAACAGATCGTCCGTTGTTAGGTTTACAACTGTCGCATTTATTCGAGAGGTGTAGTCGGAATAGTGGAGATGGCCGTTTCCTGCCTCATAGAGGACGCCTCGGCCTGATTGCGCGGTATCTTGGGCGATTGTAAGAGCGTTAGTTATGCCGTCGCTGTATGCCGTTAATTCATAGTCTCCGGGCTGATCGATAGTCGTTGCAAGATAATCGACGACATCTTGATTAGTGCCGTCAAACGATGCCCACGTTGCGATGTTAGACACCGACGACCAAATCAATGTAGGCGATACATCGTCCCAGCTTGTTAAAAATGCTTCCGAAAGGATCGCAAACATTCGATCGCCGTCAAATTGCTTGGGATAACCTAAGGCCCCGACGACTCTTTTGTTTAGCTGAGCCAATGGACCGACGGCGGTTATTATGTATTCGGCGATGGATCCGGTGTCGCCGTATTGTGGCAAGGTTATATCGATGTCCGAAATGATGCCGGTGTAGATCGTGGCGGTCCCGGATGTTCCCTTGTCAATGGTGACGGATACCGAATCCGAAAGGTTTACATTTAACGGAGTATCCGCCGGAGTCCATAAAACGATCCGCGCGTAGCTTGCCTGGACGGCCTCGATAACGTCCTTTCGGCCTATGTTTATGGAAATGTCCGCGATCGTATTGTCGGCGTAAGTAACGGCTTCGGCAAAAGTTACGACGGGATTAGGCTGGTAGCTTGTCACAAGGTTGCCCCGGTGAAATTGACTTGTTGAGTACGACGGCCCGATTGCTGGAATAAGCGTTCAAGCTGGCGACGTGTACCCTCGGGATCGACGGCCCCGTTGATTGTGATATTGACGTTACCCATTGACGAATTGCGCGTAATCATGCCAGTTTGACCGGTAAATAATTCGGGTCCGTTTTCCCCAACGAGGTAAGTTTGATTGGCAAATACTGGCCCACCGGTGGCGCGCTTTTTCGGCTTTTTTTTCGCTTTTTTTGCAGGTGCTTCGGTGACGGTTGCGGTTGCCGTAATGGCTGCCGGGATCACTAATTGACCATCGACAAACGCAAGTCCAACGGCTGCGGCGGCTGCGATGATTCCGTTAACCATCGCTTGACCTTGTGCGATTCCCGCGTCGTACCATTTTGCCGATGTGGCCTCGGCTAGGCTCGATGCACTAGCTTCAACGGCTGCCACCAATGTATTGATCTCACCGATTGAACTAGCTCCGCCGGCGATTATCTCGTCGGCAATACTTGATCCAACTTCGGCTCCGGCTGCCAAGATGTTATCGATCGACGTCCGGTTAAGTCCAAGTCCCAAAAGGGTCGTAATCTTGCCGCCAAAAGTTTGAGCTGCTTCGGCTTGTTTGCGTAGGGAGTCAATAAAGGATCCCTCGCCCTTATCGGCAAACGCGCTTTGGAAGTCAACTAGGTTGGCAATTGAGTCCTTGACGGATTGGGCGTAGTTTTGTTGTGCTTGACGTGTTGCCTCTAGTTGTCCTTGTACGTCTTGCAGGCGGCTTTGGAAACTTTGTAGACGGTCATTCGCTGCCTTTTCAAGAGCTGCTTCGGCGGCGGCTTGTTTTTTAGCGGCTGCGGCTGCCTTTGTTGATGCTCCTGTTCCAGCATTTGTGGCTAATGTTAAATCGTTAGTAGCTTTTGTTTGGCCTCTACGAGCGTCGACATGGCGTTTGGCAGATAATACGTCGGCTTCAGTTTCCTTGCGTGTCGCTGTGATTGCTCCAGCTACCGCTTCGGACTCCTCGCGGACGGCCTTTGTGTTTTGGTAAAGCTTGTACAAAATGCCCACAAGGATCGCGGCGGCTGCCGCTACGGCTGTAAATGGGTTAGCCAATAGGGCGACGGTTAAAGCTCTGACGCTGCCAATCAATCCCAAAGTAACGGCGTTTTGAGCTGCCTGGGCGATTGTGTAAAGGATAACGGCAGATCTAGATCCTTTGTAAGTTAATTCCGCCAATGTTTGGGCGGCGGCTGCGCTTCCCGTAGCTGCGGCAAGTGTCAAATATCCGAGGCGTAGAGCTGCGGCGACGGCTGTAAAGGCTTGGACGCTAATGGTTAAAGCCTTAAAAGTAAAGTTAAGTCCTACGATGGCGGCGGATAAGACACCGACGGCCACGCCTACGCGGGTTATAACCTCGCTATTTTTGCCGAAAAACTCTACTACCTTGATTAGTTGAGCTAATAGATCTTTGTAAGCTGGCAACAAACCCTCGCCGATTGCGGCTTTAGAGTTTTCAATTTCGGCGGCTAAAATCCTTTGTTGATTGGCTGCCCCGTCGGCTGTACGAGCAAAATCCCCTTGTTGCGTGGTTGTTTGCTCCAAAATAAGAGCGTTACGAGCTAAAACCTTATCTTGATCTGTGAGCTCTTTTGATGTTGCGGCTAGGCCCATCTCCATCGCTTTTGCTTGTACGGCAGACTCGGAAAGTAAAACTCCAAATCGGCGCAACGGTTCGGACTCGCCTCGTAGGCCCGCCGCTAAGGCTGTAATTGCCTCGTCGGTACTTGTGTTATTAAAAGATGCCAAGTCGGCTGCTAGGCCCGTTAAATCGGTGCTAAAGGTGTTTAACTGGACGCCAGTAAGCCCGGCGGATTGGCCCAAGATCGCAAAATTGCCAGCGGCTTCAAGAGCTGCCGTTTGTGATAGTCCAAGAGCTTGATCGGCGGTCGCTGCCCATCCTTGTATTGCTTTCGCGCTACTGCCAAAAATGACATTTGATTTAGAGATCGACTCGTTTAGGTCGGACGCCGATTGGACGACTTTGTATCCGGCGGCGGCCACTCCCGCAAATACTAAAGTCGCTTTACGGCTTAATTGCTCAAGTTGGCCGCCAAACTTTTGGAGCTTCGTTTGGGCGTCGGATAATCCTCGTCCAAGCCCGCTGGTATCGGCTTGTAATAAAATCGTTAACGGACGGCCTATGCCTTTAGTTGCCATTAGTAATCCGATCCTCGGTTCCAGTTGTTAACAATCTTTTCGGCTTCATTGACCCAAGCTGCAAACGCTGGCTCGGCGTAATCATTGTCTGCGGCTTGTGTCCAGCCCGGACGGTTACCTTCGGCCCAAAATTGAGTACGTCCAGATCTAGACAAATACTGGCCCTTAATAGTTCCAAATCTAAGCATATTGGTAGAGGCTCCGCCGGAATACGTCCGATTAGATAAACCAATTTTCACCGATGGGATACGATCTCGACCCGTACGGATAGATCGATTTAACTTATCCGCGTAACTTGGAGCGAAATTAGAGATACTGCTCTTGATTGCCGGGACCATTATTCGGTTGGCAATTTCCTCGGATTTCAATCTCATATCTCGATTAGCAGATTGATCCAAGCCCTTTAAGCCATTTAAGACGTTGCGAAACTCGCGAGGGTCGAGCGTGACGGCTTCAGTTGTTGCCATGCTTAACTCCTTTTATACATCTCGTTTCGTACCTCTAAAATGGTCCCTAGCATTTCCCAATCCAGATCCTCGAGCTCCATCCGGATCGTTCCGTCTACGGCTAAAGCGGCGATGGTTCGTCCGAGGCTGCCGCTTGGGTGGGGTTTGGTTCGTCAATACCCACTAGCTCAATCGACTCTAAGTCGTTGACCCAAGCTTCAAACTTTTCGGATGTCTGCCCGGTGCGGTTTAACACGCTCCAAGCCATCGCCATCAAGTCCTCAAATCCGAGGTTAACTTTGATTTGATCCTCGCCGTCTACTCGACGGACCTCATACAAGTCGGTCATTTTGGATTTAGTAATCCGTTCCCACTTCATAAGGTCCGCCGGTAGCGTGACGATGTTCATTTCGCCATTTTTTTGGTGATTTAGTTTTATGTTGATTTTCATTTTGGTCCTGATCCTCTTGTTATGCTCGGGAAACGCTGCCGTCAACAACTACAAACGATACGGATGTAGTTAGAGCGTCGGTAGCTGCGCCGCCTGCGGTTGGCTGAATTGCGAACACGTCACCGGTAAAGACTGATCCATTTGCATCCATTGAAAACGCGATTGGAGTGTCTGGACCGGATCCAGCTGCATCGAATAGAGCTTCACAAACTGAGGCAGGTGATGTTGAGCCCCAATCCTGGTATAGCTCTACATCTAGTGTTGCTGTGTAATCGATTGTTTTGTATGCGCGACCTGCAAGGGTTTCCAAAACTTGCTGGTTTGGAACGATTGTCAAGGTTACTGATGCTGCGACGTCATTATAAACGTCACCGTCTATGGTTAAGGATAAATCCCGCCCCGTTACATACTCAAGTGCCATAATAGGGCTCCTTAGATAGTGACATCGATGGTGATGTCGGTTGTCAACAAATCGGTAGGTCCGACTTGTGAGATTTTGGGTTGAGTGAAATCGCCTATCCCGATGCCATTAGGCAACTCGACTAAAACGGTTTCGATCATAGTTTCAAGATTAACTAATGCGGCCTGATTGTCATTAGCTGCCACGCATAAGGTGACGTCAAAGTTTCCGCCCAATCGTGGCGAGCTGCCAATCGATTTGATTTCGATGTAAGGCGAGCCCGGGACTAGCACAATACAAGGCGTAGTCATGTTTTCGGCCGGGTAGGCGTAAACGATGTATCCGGTTGCCTCTAGTGCCGTTTTGATAGCGGTCCGAGCGTCTGTAATGTTGCCCATTATCCGACCATGCTACTAGGGTCACGATAGCCCGAAATAAGGCCAGAGACACGCGTAACGAGACTACGGCCCATCCGGTACGGAGTACCCGGAGCGAATGT